TTCCCTGATCCCTCTGGTAGAGCGAGGAAGTCATCTGCCGCAGTAGGTAGAACCGACTTCTCTATTCTGCAAGCATATGGTATAGAAACCATTGCGAGATCCAAAGCTCCACCAATGATCGACTCAGTTGCTTGTGTCAATCGACAGCTAAAGACAGCTAATGGTAACATCAATCTGTACATCCACCCTCGTTGTAAAGGAACCATCCGTTCCATTGAGCGAACAGTGTGGAAAGAGAACAATATGGACTCTGCTACAATTGATAAGAGCGCAGGAGAAGAACACTTCTCTGATGGGATTCGATACGCAGTAGAATTCCTCTTCCCAATCACGGCTGGCACTAAGACAGTGTCGTCTCAATCAAATAACTTTTAAGGAGCCTAATAATGGCTAATAGCTCAACAGCTTCAAACAAGAGCAAGTCAGTCGGCGATCCTTGTGCTCGATACGAGTCTCTGAAACCTCTTTGGCGTACAGCTCGTGGAATGCTCAACGGTCAAGCACACGTTAAAGAACTAGATGCTATGCTTGACACCTTCGGGTACTCTAACTTGCTCTTACCGTTCTCTCCGTCTATGACTCCCGAACAGTACAAGTTTTACAAAGCAGAAGCAGAACTTCCCGGAATAACCGCACAGTATGTCAAGGTGCTCATCGGTGGTATGCTTCGAAAGCAGCCAGAAGTAGTTTTGCCAGAAGATGCACCAGAAGGTGCTATGGACTGGTTGAAGAACTCTTTTACACCTAACGGCGATTCAATGACCTCTTTCCTCTACGACATCTTAGAAGAAGAGTTACACACTTCCAGAGCTTGGGTAGCAGTCGATTACCCCTCTGTCCCTAATATGGATATGCTCACCAAAGAACAGAAAGCTGAAATCAAGCCCTACCCTTATTTGTTGAGGGCAGAGTCTGTTATTAACTGGAGAACAGGACAGCACCCCCTTACCGGCAAAGTATGCCTCCTAGCTCTTGCTTGCCGCACCTACGATTCACAGTACCGAACCAATGCTCTCCACCCTGACTACGTTGAAGTTGTTAACGTTCACAGGTTAGACGAACAAGGTTTGTACGTTGTAGACCGCTACGAAAAGAACAGCGGCACTGGTGAAAACGTTAACTTCATCAATGGTCAAGAACAGCAAGACTACACTGTAGGCGGCACTAGCTCCGCTTGGACTCTGGTAGCTACTTACGACCAGATTATGGCTAACAACGAGAGACTCCAGTACATCCCTATCGTTCCAGTCAACGGTAGCATCGAAGGCATAGAGCCTCTGCTGATGCCTCTGATTGACCGTGAAGTATCCTTGTACAACAAAGTATCACGAAGGAACCACCTCCTCCTTGGTTCAGCAACCTACACTCCTGTTATCGTCTCCGATATGACTGATGACGCTTTTGAGCAAGTAGTTAGTGCTGGTCTAGGCTCTTGGATCAAAGTCGGTCAAGGCGATGATGTCAAGTCAATGGAAACCCCTTCTAAAGCACTTAAGGATATGGAAGCTGTTATTCAGAACACTGTCAATGAGATGGCCCGATTGGGTATTCGAATGATGGCTGAAGAAACAGGAAGTGGTAGAGACTCCGGTGTTGCTCTGGAAATCCGTAATGCAGGTCAATCTGCACTACTTGCTTCCCTCAGTAACAAAGTGTCTCAGCAAATGCGTAAAGTTATTGTGTGGATGCTCAACTGGGAATACGGAACATCTTACAACGTAGAAGACCTACATTTCAACCTAACCCCAGATCTAAGCCCAGTACCTATCGGTTCTGATTGGTTACGTCTGGTAACAGAGTGGTACCAAGGTGGTTTAATCCCACGTTCTACATTCTTAGACATTGCTAAAGCTAACGACATAATTGACACTGATTATGATGACATAGCAGGAAAGCAAGAGATCAACGATGACGACCTAATAATGGGGCCGTTAGATGCTATGGAACTAGAAGGTACTATAAACCGACAAACTAACATACCGGAACCCATCGAGAACGAAGACGATGACGAAGGTGAGGAATAATAAAATGCCAAGAGGAATACCTAAAGCTAAAGAAGTTAAAGTAGAAAAGAAAGTAGAAGCCAAGAAAGTCGAGGTTGCTATTGAAGTAGGATTAGTTGCTAAGTGCGGACTGTGGGAAGTAGAGTCTAAGCGTGGCGATGAATGGATCATTGTTCCTACCGCTAAGAACGTTAAAGCTAACGGAAGAGTCCCAATGGCTGAAGATGCACTCCGCATTTTCTTTGGTGTGTAAATATGAAAGATGATAAAAAGAGGCTGACAAGGGCTAGACGGACTATCGCAAAGATAGCTGAAAAGCCCGAAATAGTAGTTGATCACCCTAAAGAACAGGCATTAACTGTCGGCGACAAAAACGCCAAGGGTTATGAGATTCACAACATCCTAGACGATGGTAGACTTCTGGTTACAAATAAGACAGAAGCCAAGGTTATCAATAGGGATCAATTCTAGTAAACTAAAACAGGGGGAGCGGAGCTATGAGTGGAATCAATCAGGACATTTTTGATCGACAAGTAGACCACGCCGCGATGACTCGCTCATTTGAAGACAAAGTTCAAATAGACACAAAGCGAACCATTCGTAAGCACCGCTCCCGCCTAACCAAAATCGTACAGCGGTTGAGCTTCAGTACTGGCTCAGCTTCTAAGCATATGCCAGAAATGAAATCCGAAGTCAACAGGTTTGTAAAAGAACTCGACTCTGGACTAACAGCAGATATGAAAAGCTTCGGCCTAGTCGAAACAGACTTTACTGCTAACAACTTAAATAAGAGCCTTGGGAAGTACGCTGTTGTTAGGCGACCCAAAGCTACACAAGTACTCAACGAGATCGTTGGTGCTAACGTAAGAGGAGACGGTAATCTAAGCAGAAGAATTCAAGGCCTAGGCTCTGGCGAACTTAAACGTATACAAACATCTATACAACAAGGATTGCGAGAAGGTTGGTCAAACAAAGAGATGAACCGTAGGATTGTTCGCAGCACTCGTCTAACTGAATCACAAGCAAGTGCCTTGGTAAGAACATCTATAACACGAACTCAAACAGTTGCCCAGCTAGCCACTCTCAAAGAGAACGGAGCTATCATCAAGGGCATGAGGTTCACTGCTGTATTAGACAATCGTACAAGCCAGATCTGTGCTCATCACGATGGCAACGTTTATGACGTATCAGACACTCGTTACGCACCCCCTCTTCATTGGAGATGCCGTAGCACCCTAGTGCCTGTCGTCAAGTCACACAGTGAGTTATTAGCAACTGTTTCTCCTGACCTCAAAAAACAAGTCCTAGCTGCGATACCCGCTCTAGGCGTATCAAAATTCAATGGCCTTCCTCCTGTAAAGGAGAACTACGGTCAATGGCTTAAGCGTCAACCTCGGGCAACCAAGGTGCGTCATTTCGAAGGGGACTTACAGAAAGTAGATCTCTTTGATGCTGGTCAACTCCCGCTAGAGAGTTTTACCACAGCAAGTGGGAACCCCTTATCGTTAACAGCACTCCGCAAACTAGACAACAAGAACACCAGTGTAGTGCCTGTTAAACAAAGAACTTATAGCTCTAAAGCAGTTAATAACTTACAAGTAGCTGCCGCAAGACCTTCTACTCTCCTGAGTAATAAAAGTGTTGAAAAAGACCTCCGAAACTTTATGAGAGCAGAGGCTAACAACACCGGCTCCATCCTGTCCCTCGTGGACTTTCGAGGAACCTCTATTATAGGTAAGAAAGAAACTCGCAGAAGAGCTAATAACCAATTTGACGAAAGGAACGTTGGCGTTGACCCCCTAACGGGTGAGACTAAATCTACACTCATATACAACCCTGATTTCAAAGTATATCAGGAACGGCTTGACTTCCTAGACGGATCCAAGCTGCTTAAGCCCGAACAGAAAGCATGGATAAAGAACTTCGCAGACTCCCTTGAAAACGATGGGCTCTCTGTCAATCAGCAATCAGCAGTCGTAGAGAACCTTCGGGTTACCTTTGAACGCTTTGCTAAAGACAAGCAGCCGTGGGAAAATCTTGCTGGAGTACTACGAGCGGAGATGAAGAACTCTGTTGTAAACACTTCCCGAATACTAGACAGACGATCTAAAAGCAGATCTCAACTATTCAGATTCGGAAAATCAGGTGACCAAGCGCAAGTGCAGATTCTTGGAGAGTGGACAACATTCGACGATATCACCGCTCGCTCCTTATCCAACCAAAGATTTGTAGACAACTACGCAGTTAATGAAGGCCTCGGATTCGCACGTAAGCTCTACTTGTCAGGTCGGTCTCCTTTGAGAACGTACTTCCCTAAGCCCCCTCTTACCACAGGGCCTATAGAATCTGTCAAAAAGAAAATGCTTAAGCAAATAGAATCCTTACCCTTCGGTAAGAAGTTCTTAGATAAATACAACGGTGTCCCTTCGGATTCCGCTCTGACTAAGTTCTTGCAAGCAGGCAACGAGAGAAAGAGAAGATTTCTAGATCTAGAGTGGATATACGCCACTAAGAAAGAAGACTTCCTCCAACGTTTCGCTACCCCTGAATTTACCAAGAAGCGTACAAAGCTACTATCTGAAATAACTAAAGACCTTGCTACCGGGATCTCAACAGATTACGATGCACTGTCTATACAAATAGGTAAGAAGATCTTTGAAGCTGAGAAAGCTGACTTTGACATCTTCTTCCGCGCCCCCACTATCGCTAACTACCACAAGACAGGTTCAACAGTGCTACAAGGATTCAAAGACGCAGGTAAGATCAAAGTAGGTCTTAGAGGCGTAACACGAAGAGGCATAAATGACTTAGAGTCAGGTCGCCCCCAAGTAGGTTCCTTTAAGGACACTATTTCTCGTGAGATCCAGATTGTAGACCCTAACATGCTTCGTCTTCAGAGAGCTAACAGAGAGCTCACCTACTCTAGAAGAATCGGTATTACTCAGGAAAGAGACAGGCTTTATGTTAAAGCAGGCTCTACCAAGTACTTCGATTCAAGAGGACGCAAGACTAGTCAAAGCGTTATCACTAGGAAGGCAGGTGGCAACTATGATCAGAACTTAGTAGACAAAGACTTCTCAGAAATGCTCAACCATACTATGGATTTTGAGTGGGAAACAGACGCAGACATAGCATCTTTCTTCGATAGCTTAGTCCGCTTCCGTGATCCCCGAGGTAAAGTCAAGTACTACGATGAACTGAACGGCTTTCGAAAGATCATAATGCAACGGGGTGAACAAGGCTCCGGTATGATGCAAGCGATTAAATGGCACAACGATAACAGAACCTCGTGGAGGAACTGGACGCAGATAGACGGTAGAGGGCGGGTTTATACCCAAGGTTACTTACATCCCGCTGGCGGTGAGTTTGTTCGTCCGTTCTTAAACACGAAGGTTGCAAAGAACATATCACCAGAAGTAGCAGACGAACTGCGTATACAACTCGGCACCCTCGTAGGTGAAGCATTTAGTGTGCTCACTAACGAAGGTCGCATGAGATCATTCAGGGCTAACGAAAAATCGTTCTTAGAGATAGGTAGGTTATTAACCTCCAAGACTCAGAAAGACAGGAACATAAGGGAGTTCTTAGAGCACCCTTTAATCCGAGCAACAGAGGCTGAAGAAGTTCCTAAACTCGCTCGATTCGCCTTAGAATACTACCGCATACACAAACACGTAGATGGTGATTTCACTAATGAAAAACTGCTAAGAACATACAAGACTCAACTCGGTAACGAGAATGACGCTTCCGCATCTGGAGCACAGGTAATTGCTTTGTCAACGCGAAACAGAGCTCTCGCCGATGCTTCCAATGTGTTAGCAACCGATCGAAAGAATCGGCTGTATGACTTAGTTGCAGAAAGAACGATGTCTGATCCTGACTTCCAGAAGATCAACCCTCTTGGTAATGACCTCTCCTTTGGAGATATGGCGAAAGCCGCTAAAGGTCAGTCAATGGTAGCCTTCTATGGTGCTGGACAGGCAACTCAAGCTGGCGCTATTGAATTAAAGCTAGCTAAGATTCTTACTCACAAAAACTACTTAGTAGTTACAGCTAAAGACCTTACCGGATTTAATAAGTCGTTGGATCGATCTATTAATAACGCTACAGGTGATGATGCGTTGTCTGTGGCAACCGCTCTTAAGCAGCTGAAAACTGAAGTTAACTATTCAATAACAAACAACGTTCCTGTCGGGAATCGCTTACTTTCACAGGTAAGAGATATCCATCCTGACTCTGAACTGTTCGTATCCAAGCTGACCAATGTGAAAGGTAACATAGTCGGGCCTGCTCAATTTAGAGAGATTGCCCGTATCATGTCGAAACACCTTAAAGACATTGCTCCTGTAACGGAGAACTTCGTTTCCTTTTGGAAAGAGGTTGCGGAAGTTTACGTCACTGAATCCAAGTTAGTAGATATACCTTGGGTTACAGTAGATGGTAAAGTTCTTTTTCAGCGCTATCGTCCAACTGTCGAAGAAAGGATCACTTTTACGGATCCTGTGACAGGGAAGAGGGTAAGCAACATATATCAGGATTCAATAACAGATGACAAGCTAGTAGGTCGCTCTTCTATTATTGATGCCCGTAGTGGTTTAGGGGTAAACGGAAACCATATGAATGACGCAACCATTGTACGCTGGTTCCACTTGTGGGGCAAGAAGAACAATGTGTACACCGCTACAATTCACGATGGATTCTTCACCAACATATCTGATTCTCTTGCTGCAAAATGGCAACTGAGAGAACTCTATGCGAAAGCGGTAGAAGGTGACACACTGCTAAACACACTCAAAGAAATGAAAGCCCGAGGGCTATCTGCAAAGTCTTATGATCGACTTGTAAAGAGAGCAACTAGTATGGGACTCCTCAATCCCAAAGATGGCATAACTGCCGCTGATATCATGGCTGACATCCCTGAAGGCTGGGACTGGTATGGTATTGGCCCGTAACAAATGAACACTAATGGATCTGTGATCCCTAACTTAATAAACGGCCTGTGGCCTAGGAAATAACAATATGTCTGATGAACTGAATAACGAAGAAGGAAACGTAGCACCAGCAGCTAGTAGCGAAGAGATTAGTGCAATGGTTGCCGCTCAAGTTGAAGAACAACTGGCCGGGATCAAAGGCAAGCTCAATGACGCTTATAGTGCTCGTGATGAAGCTGTTAAACGTGCTGTAACTTTCGAAGAAGAAAAGAAAGTAGCACAGATAGCACAGCTCGAAGAAGAAGGCAAGCATAAAGAAGCAGGCGATTTACGCATTGCTGAGATGACTGCTCAACTG